ATTGGATTAAGCTCATCACCAGTGTTCTCGTCAAGTCGCGTGAATGAGATTCTGATCTTTTCTTCACCAATCATGGGAAGCATTGTAGGCAAATCAATAGACTCTACAACAAATATTGTTCCATGTAGTGTTGTACCAAAAATGGTTTCTTCAAACGTAAACTCAACAAACTGAGGGTACAGACTAATCTCTTTACCAGTGTGTGATATAAGTGTCAGATCTTTGAGATTATACTGATACTCATGTGGAAATGTTGCCATAGCGAATTACTTGAAAAGTTTGCTCAACTCGTTTGTCAAGTCTAGTATGTATGACTTGTCAAGAATCACGATATTTCTTTTGTTATCATTCATTTCGACTTCGTGTTGATACACACTAACAGATCTTACTTTCCGAGTTGTGTCTGTTTTATACAACGTGTATGTAGCTTCGTCAATAATCAATCGCTTATTTGTTGCCGTATCTAGCAATTCATAGTGGTGTGGAAATGCGAGGGCGCCACGTGGGTATGAAACACCATATTTTGTCTCAAGATACTTTGTGAACACTGCATCATCCATAGGCCAGTCATGTATTGGATGAAACATGTTGTTTGCGTAAAAAAGAGCCCAAGTGTGTCGTGGGTTGTCGTAATACTTTGCCGCAATAATGTCTGGTCGTTCACCTGGTGTAATAGTGTACTTATAGTACAATGCTGTGCGCTGCAAGATTGCATCTCTGATCTTGCCTCTGACCATAATGTTGACTGCGGTCTCGGCGCCGTATTCTACTTGAGGAAAGTAATGAAAGTGTTTCATAATTAGTAATCTTTAAGAATCATTTCCTTCGTCAATACTTGAAGTTCCTTGAACGTAAGTGACAATCGAATGTCTACGGGCGCACCATTCTCTCTAAAGAATGCTGGAATGCCTGAGCCTCCATAGTCAACGTCCATTCTGATGAGCGCAGAATTCATAATGTTAAACATGTACTTGCGTGTTGGTGTCAGAAGATATACTTCAAAAAAACATGGGTATTGCCATGTAACTCCACCACCTTTTGCTGGATGCATTGCCCACTTAAATGTTTTGATGATTTTGCGAATGTTTTCACTTTCTTCTTTTGTTCTAGCAAGAAGTTGAAAATCAAATTGAAACTCTCTAAACTCCACACCTTTGAAGAGTAATGCTGCTTGAGGATCAAGAATACCTTTTGAACGAAATTCAGCCTCATTTTGAAATGCTTGAGTACCCATCGCCTTATCAGCCGCCATACCCGCAATGATGGCTGCTTCCGTGGCGGTGCCGCCGGACCCAATATTTTTTACCATGTCCAAGTTTCTGCTTACTGCCAAACTAACTTCTTCCCATTTAGTGCCATAATTCACTTTGACTGACGGCGGCATATACAACGCCAAGCGTTTAAACAAACTTGCCGCGCCGGTGTTTCCTGCGGTGGCTGTAGTGCCAGATGAATACATGGTAGAGTTTGATGCCTGAGAGTCACGCACCATAAAATATATGTAAGCTGATGTTTGATTCTCAAAAAGATCGTGTGGATAATAAATTGAGCTTCCGTCTGTATATGACCTGTCGTCATTTTCACCAGATTGACCATCACGAGTTGGATTCTCAGGCATAAATGTATTCACATCTGGACCTGAGTTAAATAGATTGACAAGTGATGAGGGCACACCAGCTGCTGACGCAAGTTCGTCAATAACAGAAGATCCCTTTAATTTTTTTACAAGGTCTAAAAAGCCAGCCATATGCACCAAGGTCAGTTTAAATTGAAAAACCCATCGAAGTATTTAGGTGATGATAAAAACATCTACTATCGCTCATCATGGGAATTTTCTGTCATGATGTGGTGTGATAGTAACCCAAGTGTTGTCTCGTGGTCATCTGAAGAAGTAGTCATTCCATATTTATGCCCCACCGACGGATCGTGGCACAGATACTTTATTGATTTCACAGCTACGTTCAAAGACGGCAAGCATTTGTGGATTGAGTTGAAACCTGACAAATACACACGACCCCCTGAACAATCCAAAAAAACAACTCGCACATCAAAGAAACGATACATCACCGAAGTGTATCAATACGTCAAGAATCAAGCAAAATGGAAAGCGGCATCTCATGCTGCAAAGGCACAAGGCGCGTCGTTTCAAGTATGGACTGAGAAAAGTCTTGCAACACTGGGTATAAAAATTCTTGGAAGCTAATAAATACCTTTAATGAAAACCAAGCCAAGAACTTACTTTAACGATATGGTTGAACTCTCTATAAAAAATGAGAAGTTCGCTGAAATGAGCTTGCGTTCTCTCAATTGGTACAAACGAAAAATAAAAGATGTCTTTGGCACAACCGAGACAGACCCAGAAAAGTTCTTTGATAAAGCAAATTACCCAAACAAGCCCATACCAGGCAACATTATCACATTCAAGTACAACCCTGCAACAAAAGCCCAGCTGAAGTATTATGATGTGTTTCCACTTGTACTTGTGATCAAGTTGATACCTGGTGGATTCATAGGACTGAATTTTCATTACTTATCACCTGGTGATAGAGCGGATTTCATGAGCAAGTTAGAAGCATATCAAAGAACGAGTGTAGCTGGTGTTATCAGAATAAATATAACGTACTCGATGTTAAAACTGTCAAACAAACTTGTTCACTACCAGGCATGTTTGCGGTCATACAAACGATCTCAAATAGGAAACATGTTGTACACTCTTACACCAGATGAGTGGGAACTTGCTCTGTTTTTACCAACAGAACGATTTGTAAAAGTGGCTAAGAGAAGAGTCTGGAACATATCGAGGCGAATCATAGAGGAAAACAGAAATGGCAAACGTAAACGCAATTAAAGAGATAATCAATAAATCTGGTGGCCCTGCATTAGGGTGTCAGTATGTTCTAAACATTGTACCGCCAGCTGCTTTTTTGAATATCTCATCGGCAATTGAACAAGGACTTGGCGGCGATTTACTGGGTGCAATATCAAACACTGCCGGGGATCTTTTCAAAACTGGGTTCTTAAAAAATAAAGCAAGCCAAGTTTCAATGCTTGCTGAGTCTATATCAATACCAGGCAGACAATTGCTATCAACTGAGCACAGAATCTTTGGTACTGTACGAAAAATGCCATATGGTGTGTTATACGAAGATTTTACCGCAACATTCATTTGCACAAACTCTATGGTAGAGCGTACGTTTTTCGATGTGTGGCAACAAACCATCATCTCACCAGGCTCACAATACATGGAGTTTTATGAAAACTATGTGGGCAGCATTATCATTCAAAAAATCTCCAACAACACACAACCAAATGTTGGTGAAAAAAATTCTAAGTATGTGCTTCAAGAAGCATATCCAATTTCCATTCAAGCACAAGAGTTAAGCTATGGAGATACAGAATACTTGAAACTCACCGTACAATTCGCATACAGCAAATGGAAATCTGTTCTTGATTTTGCTATGCCAAATAACCCAAACCTCAAGCCTTTTGGGTAGCATATATACTTACACGAGCATTTTTAATTCGTGGAGTGAACAATGGGCTTACCAAAGATTGATGTACCTACGCATACTGTAATTATTCCCTCAACACAAAAGGCAATCACTGTACGTCCATTCTTAGTCAAAGAGGAAAAAATTCTTCTTACTGCCATGGAGAGCGGCGAATCTGATGATGTTGCCAATGCAACAAAACAGATTGTCTCAAACTGCATTGTGACGCCAGGAATTGATGTTGATAAACTTGAGATCTTCGATTTCGAGTATCTTATTCTTCAACTACGCATCTTGAGTATTGGTGACACAACAACGATTCGTTTCTTGCCTGTGCAGAACACCACGTGCCCTGAATGCTCAAATCATCGTGAAGTTCAAGTCAACTTGAAAGATGCAAAGGTAGAACACCTTGAAGGTGCTGAGAAGAAAGTAAAGATTACTGATACTGTTGGTCTTCAACTCAAATATCCAACAGCTAAACATTTTGCACTTCTTCAAGCTGCAAAAACAAAAAACGATCTTACAAACATTTTCAAACTTATTTGGGCTTGTGTCGATTTTGTGTATGATGTTGACACAATCACATCTGCAAAAGATGTATCAACGCAAGAAGGTATTGAGTTCTTAGAAAACCTCAGTGGCGATCAGTTTAAAGCTATCGAGATTTTCTTAGCAAACATGCCAAAACTTGAACAAAAGATCAGTATCAAGTGTTCTGAGTGTTCGTTTCAGCAAGACTACTTGCTTTCTGGATTAGAAGATTTTTTCGCATAATGCTGGGTCATACAAGTCTAGCGATCTACTATCAGACGCTATTCAGCATGGTTCAGCACCACAAATACTCACTTACAGAATTGGAATCACTCATTCCATATGAGCTTGATGTGTATGTGGAAATGCTTGCGTCATTCTTAAAAGAGCTACAGGATCAGAATAAATAGAGTTGTATATCCAAACTTGACTTGGTACGGACACAACTTGAATGAAACTTAGCGACAAACTCAAAAAACAAATCAAAGAGCAATCTACCAAGTCACAAGAGCCATACGCCGGGTTGATGACAGATCTTCGCGTGAAGTACAAGCCGCACAGCAACACTGGCTTGAAAGCAATGGAAATGCTTTATGATATTGCATCTGGCGCCGATGCTGACACACTTGATGGATTAAAAACACGACTCGTTAGACTAGATCAACTTAGAGAATATTTACTCAAAGCATCTCTTGAACCTAGAGAACAAAAAAAGGTATTTGCGGCGTACACAAAAGTTCAAAGTGCGGTACGCGGCCACAAAGATCAGTATAACAAAAAGTTTGCCGATATTTCAAAACTTCTTGATGGCGCGTCATCAAACATTGTCAATGCATTAGACTCGGCACTTGATGAATTTCCATTATTTAAAGCAATGTTGAGTACAGGCACATTCGCTGCTCGAAAAATCAAAGAACAAAAACAAAAAAGAGCACAAACACTACGATCAAGAAACGAGGTGCTTCGCAAAGACTCTGAGCAAATGTATGCAAGAGAACTTGAAAAAGAAAATAATGTTAAGCCAGGCAAGGGCAAAGGTGGAAGCAAAGGTGGCAAAAACTTCTTTACTCGACCAACAACAAAAATGTCTGGTGTTGAGTATGTTCATGACAATACGGCACCAGCATATACAACACAAGCAAGCGGCGCTGGCATGGAATACATGCAAGACATGGCACAAAACATTGCGGCGATGAAAGATGTTGTTACCACTGAGCTTTTAAACGAATTGCGCGAACTGAACAAATACAATAGTTGGCAAAAAACTCAAGCAAAAGATAGAAAACTAGATGATCTTGAAGCCACACGGGAAGCATCAAGAAACAATCCACTCAAATTGACAAGAGATAGGTCTAATCAAGATGTACAAGGCTCACCAGGTGAGTCAAGCAACCAATCAGGCGGCGGAATAGTAGACACTGCTCTTGATATGCTGGGTATAGGTGCAGCTGCAAAAGGAGCTGGAAAATTAGCAAGAGGTGTCTTTAGGGGTGCTGGCAAGGCAGTCGGCGGTATCGGAAGTATACTTAAAGGTGGTATAGCTGGTAAAGCACTTGGTGGTGTTGCAAAGATGGGTGGAAAATCTTTGCTAAAAAAAATACCCCTTCTAGGTCTTGGCGCAGGTGGAATTTTTGCAATACAAAGAGCACTATCGGGTGACTTCAAAGGTGCTGGCCTAGAACTCGCATCAGGTGCCGCATCAACACTACCTGGTTTGGGTACTGCCGGAAGTGTTGGTATTGATGCTGCACTGGCAGCAAAAGATGCTGGTATGTTTGATGGTCCGACCGGTGCAGGTGCTTCTGGCATAACACCAGCTCCAGCAGGCACACTAAACGCAAAAGCATCTGTGATGCCACTAGCATCTTTAACTAAAAACAGAGACATTAAAGATCTTTTGGGTGCAGATGGTAAGGGTCTTGGCTTATTGTTTCCACTAAAAGCATTAGATGCAATTGCTGCGATAGCTACTGGAGGAACAGCAAGTACACAAGGTGGCACACAAACACGAAGTGGTATATTTCAAAGAGATAATACCACAACACAAAAAAATGCGAGTCTATCAAACAGAATGGGACGCAAGGCCTCAACTGCCACGAGAAATATGATGGGCAAGCCGACAACACCAGCAATTCCAAGTGGGGGAACAAAAAGCACTGAAGATATGAAAAATCTTGCATTGAAAGAGTTGCAGGCTAAAGGAATTACAGACCCAACTCAACAAGCAAACATATTAGCAAACCTTCAAGCCGAGTCTGGTTTTAAACCACAGAGTGAAAATTTAAATTACTCAGCAACAACTTTAATGCGATTATTTGGTCCCGGCAGTGGAAATAATGTTCGTGTTAGATCTTTAGAAGAAGCACAAGCAATCGTTGATCAAGGTCCAGAAGCTGTGGGCAATTTAATTTATGGCGGAAGAATGGGCAACGCCGGTGATGAGGGATACAAATATCGAGGCAGAGGTCTTGTTCAACTAACTGGAAAAAACAATTATACAGATATGAGCGAAAAGCTAGGTGTTGATTTGGTAAGCAACCCAGATCTTGCGAATGATCCAGCAATCGCAGCAAAAATACAAGCACAGTATTATGCAGACAGACAAAGCAAATTTGATTACAGTAATGTAAATCAAGTATCTAAGGCAACTGGACACGCAGCTGGCACACAAGAAAATATAAGACGAGCTGGGCTTGCAGAGCAACTAAAGCAAGATATTGATTCCGGCAAAATATCACCAGAAGGAATAATAGAGCCGCAAAACATTGCACCAAATGTACCAATAATGCAAGCGGCAGTTAGTGTTCCTCAAATGACGACAAATCAACAAACAGTTGCGGATGGATCAAGAAGCACTGCATTGGCTCAGGCAGCACCACAAACGCCTACTATAATGCCTGTAGCTGGTCCAGGTCCAACAATCAACATGAGTAGTTCAAGTGATGGTCAGCCTAACACAGATACAGGCACTGATAGCAGGCGCAAGTCTTACGTTGAAGCCGTTAATGCTTAATCTTCATTAGCTAACTGCTGAAGGTACGAAAGATCATCTGAGATATCATCATCGCTAGTGGATGAACTAAACGATGCTGGAATATCGTCTTCACGATTAATTGTACCAATGTCGGATGCACTCTCTGCAAGTGCGGACTTTGTACTCTTAGAAGATGCAGACGATGCACTCTCAACAGTTGATGATGCACTGAGTCCAAGCACACGATCAAGACGCTTCTTCAGATCATCATATGACTTGAACTGAGACGGATCAGACAACTCAGACAACTTATGCTCAGTGCGCCAAAGATTCTCAATCTTTTTGTCGTCGCCACCAAACAAAGGATCAGGTGACGAAAAATCAGATTGATCGTAGTTTGGGTAGCCATCAACTTTGCGACACTTGAGCTTGAAGTTTGCGCCTTTCCAAGGACAGAATGGGTTCACAGGATCTTTCTGATCAACTGGATCTGGCTCAGGAATCATAGCTTCTTGAATCTTTTGAAAGAGCTTCTTGCCATACTTGAACAAGAATACTTTACCTTCATTGTCAGGATTAGCAGGATCTTTCACAACAAGAATGTTTGACACATACTTTGGGGTTCTCTTCTGCTTACGAGCAAGCTCTTTGTTTGCATCAATACCAGAGTTCCAGAGCTGATTGTTATACTCAAACACGGGATCTGTAACACCTTTGCCAAGAGTTGTGCGAGACTTCTCAATGTACCAGCCACCTGTACCCTTGAATGCATGTTCATACAAAAGTACCCACGGAAGTGTATCACCGTCAGCTTCAGGCAAAAAACGAATCACTGCTGCGCCAACGCCAGACTTATCTACAGCGAGCTTCCAGAAACGATCATCACCAGATGACCCTGATTCAGATTTCTTGTTAAGATTTTCTAGCGCATCTTGTAGCTTCTTAGCACCAGCTAAGCCTTGATTTTTTTTAAGGTCTGCAAATGACATATTCTTCTCCAATAATAGATAGTTCACTACTCAGTAGTGTACTTGACAATATACTTGATTTATACAACTCGTTCAAGTTTTTTCTGCAAGAAAATATTTTTCATGATTGTGCGATATCGCTTTACGTCCACATTAAGGAATGGAGAATACTTTCTACAAAGTTGGTACATCTCTGGCCACACAATTGAGTCTTCAATGTGACCGTTCATTTTTGGTAAGAAGTTTAAAATCTTGTTTATGATGATGAATGATTCAACGCGGATTGTTTTGTGGAGTGTCAGTGTGACCAACTCAGGCCAGTCGTCGCCACGGACGATGATAAAGATGGAATCAAAAGATGGCAAATCTCCAACGTCAATCAATTGCTTAATTGCATTCATGTCTTCTTGAAAATTATACTCTAATGCTTGAATTGTTTTCTTATATTCGATGTAGCGCGTTCTGCCATCATCAGAAAGCACTTCACCAATCCATGCACTTTTATTCACAATAAAGTTTGCGACAAGAAGTTGCTCAAGTTGTTTGTCATCATACAACTTTGCTATGCGTTGAAAAAAATACTTGTCGTTTCGTGTTTCAAATTTTTCACGAGAGACTTTTGCACTACCAGAAAACTTGAAATAGTCGTAGTCTTTTTGTTGAAAGTGCAATTTCAATGCAACGTAGCGTTTGTACGCATCATATGCATTCATATTATAGCAACAGTTTTGCTGGCCTGTTTCCTCGATTCAGCATGTTGAGATCTGTCGCTTCAGCTTCGATCTTTTGCCTAATGCTGAGATTTAACAAACGAGGCACTGATTCAGGCTCAATGTTGTTTGCTGCCATGAAATCACATACTGCTTCAAAGTATGTGACTTTACTTTCTCGTACTATCTTCTCAATTGCTTGAGAAAATGTTGTTTGTGTGTGTACTCGTAATGTCATTCTGTATATCCATTATCTTTTAATAGCTTTTGTAAAACGTGATCGTCCATGTAACCACCAACGTCGAATTGATCAATTGAAAGTGTGGCAACAATTTTGTCTTCAACGAGCACTTTTGTTTTGCCACAACGATATGACAGCTTTACTGCTTTACCGTCAGTTGTTTTACCTTCCCACTCGGATGGGAAACCTAGATGTGTTCGCACAAGGCTTGCAAAGTCTATTTTCATTCTTTCTCCAACAGGTCAAATCGCGCAAGAACTTCATACAAGACATCATTGCTAATGTGCTCACATTGAGGCTCATGCAACAAATCATCAATTGATAATACTAAATTCTTTTCCTGAATGCAATCAATTATATTATTAACTGGACATTGGCTCACGTAAATACGAATGTCATCCAACTCATACACAATGACACAGGCCACTCCATCGGAGTAGAAATACTGCCATTTTGTAGGATTGGCAGCACAAGTTTGCTCTAACTTAGAAAATGGTATCTTTCTAGTCATGTGTCTAGCGTGTGTCTGAAACCTAAAAATACTGGGAATCGTGGAGCATCTTTGACACCCACGGATTGATATTTATACTTCACTAATTTGTTGATGTATGAATCACGATTGTCCCAGATTTCTTGCTTGAGTGCATCATCAAAGCCTGTGCCTATTCCAAATCGCACTTTTGTTTTTTGATCTTCAACGACAAGTGAACCAAGTGTGTTTGCTGGCACTAGACCGTCTTTTTTTGACGAGCGTTTTGCGAGTCCAAACTCATCTTGCTCTTGTATGTTGTCGTTGTGCATTTTCTCTTCAAACCCAACGACGATTGCTTCAGCGTCTAAAAATCGTTTGAGCTTCATGAGTATCTGTTCTTTTGGTGTTGAGCGGCCACACTTGTACTTGCTATCAGGTTGTCGAATCATGACACCTTCATAACCCTGGCGCAGACACTCTTTCTCAAACGCTAACAACTCTTCAACTGAATGAATCTTTACGGGCTTTAATGCGATGACTTCAAATGTCGGTTTCGTCTTGATTGCGTTGTGCATATCAGAAACTCGCTCGCTGTATGGCTTGCCCAAATCATCTTTCACATAGTCAAACATATAGAATGAAAACTGAGGTTCACCATCGAATGACATGACTTTTGATTGAATGTCATTAAACGTGCCGGGTGTCATAACTTCGCCATCAACACCGTCTGGCAAATACTTCTCTAACATTTCTCGTATGTATGTGTTGGGCACTGGCTTGAATTTTCGTGTGACAGCTTTACCATCTACTTTAAGAACACGGATGCCGTCAAGTTTAGGAGTTGCGAGAACAGGAAATCGCAACGTGTTTACATCTTCTAACGTTGCTGCAAGAAGTGGTCGTGTAATCATATACAAAAAGAAAAGACATCCAGAATTTATGCGACTGCCTCTATAATACAACAAGATGGTACTGATGTCGAGAACTAATGTGTCAACACAGTCTTTTTTGGCTTATTTTTTGAAACTTAAAAAGTGATGTTTAATATTCCACGATTCAAGTGTCACAGATATTGTTGACCAATTTGGATACAAAACTTCCAGCATAAATAACACTACACAAATTTTGGTTTAGGTATAGTGTATGGCTGGAAATTCGGCGGAGCGACAGGAAAAAGGGCTCATCAAAAAAATAGCAGACGCTATAAAAAAGAATAAAAACAACCCTGTCACCCTTGTTGCGGGAGACATTAAAATTGCAGGTGTTATCAAAGCCGAAAAGTTTTCGGGACGACAAGCTGGCGGATCTGAACCATACACAGATGTTGTTCTACATGTCAAGAAAGGTAAAAAGATCGAGAAAGTAAACCTGTCACTTAAAGGCGAGTCGGCACCATCATTGGCTGGAGGTGGATTAAAAGGTCTTGAATTGGCCGTGCCAGGCATTGCAAAAAAGTTTCTAACAAAAGTATACAATCATCTGACCAAAAAACTGAAACTTCGTGTTGGTGATAAAGTGCCAGATGTGTATGGTAAAATACCTGATGCCGATAAACTGAAAATTGTGGTGGGTAATGCTGCTATGGGTGGACCAATTCATTACATGTACATAGGTCCAATGAACGTGACAGGTGCATATGATGACAAGAAAAATCTTTTAGTTGTGAATGGCACACTACATGAAGCAAAGAATTACGCAAAGACACATCACTTGTATTTTCGCCTTAGAGCACGAAGAGAAGATCAAAGGTTTGATCCAGCATCAAAGGATGGTTCCGGCACACCAAAAATATATGGCAAGTCACCATCAAGAGGCGATAGTGCTGGAAGAATAGTTGTTCAAGATAAGACACCAGCGAATGCTGTGATCGTCACAATTTGATTTACTGCACTACAGGCGAGACACGATAGTTGCCGTGCCTACGCTCTGTTTCGCCCTTCAGGGCTCGTCAGGTGCAGAAGCGCCATAGCTCAATTTCCCCTTTTACTGCGGGTCGGCAGTGTTGCTCTCACTAGAGCAAAAATACACCCCAAAGCCAGAATCCCAAGTCTTCCAATTATAGACGCAGTTTTATGCGCTACCAGCGTCACGTTGGTCGAAATGGGGCTGCTACTTTGAGTGATACTATATATACAATCCAATATGTCTGAACGACATTTTTCCTAAAAGTTTTTACCTAGAATAAGTTACTGATAAAGTTTGCTGTTGCTGCAATTCCCTGTACAGCTTCGTTTATCTGCTCAACAGTGTCTATATTGTTTTGTTGCTCTTGTCGGCGCACGTTAGCGCGATAGACTTCTGTAAACGCATCATCGCGCTCTTCGCTCTCTGCAATGTGTCGTCGATGAGCCCGTTGTTCTACTACACGAGATCGTCGCGCTTCTTCTCGCACTTCTCTATCTTGATAAGGATCTCGTCTGTTATCGTAGTAAGGATCATTGGAATCAAATCCAGGATCTTCATAGTATTGTGCATG